GCCGCCCGACCCGGTGGCGGTTGCCGGTGCACAGGCCGAGATTGCCGAAACGAATGCCTCGGCGCAGCTCAAGCAGGCTCAGGCTCAGAAGGCAATAGCAGACGCCCGCAAAGCCATGATGCCAGACGGAGCAACACCGGGGCCGACAGAGATCGACCTTGCCCGCGCGCTGGCCGATATCCGAGCCGTGAACGCCGGAACGCAGAAGACAGTTGCCGAGACGGAAAAGGTTCGCGTCGAAACGCAGCTGAAGCCCGTCGAAGTCGCACACCAGCAGGAAGAGGCAGAGCGCAGCCGTCAGGAGCGCGTCGCCTTCAAGGGTGCTGATATTTCCCTCGCAAAGCAAACTGCCAAACGCGAGACCGCATAGAGCCGCCATCTTCAAGGGCGATTTCGGCCGCTGGTCCGTAACCAGCAGAGTGCCGCCGACTACGACGGGCGAAAGCCGCCGCCAGGCTTAAGGGCGATCCGTGAAACCTCCCACGATCAGGAGCTATCCAAGTGAACGAACTGGACGAAATCATGTCCGGTGACAGCGTTGCTGCGCCGGTAGAAACCACGATTCAGCAGGAACCACAGAACGGCCAGCCGCGCGACGAAAGCGGGCGCTTTGCACCAAAGCCGGGGGATCTCCCACCGGTCACGGACAATGCACCAGCCGCAGTCGAACAGCCAGCAGCAGCGCAGGAACTGACGGAAGAACACCCGGCAACCGGTGGCATTCCCCAGGCCCGACTGAAAGCGGAAGCGGAAAAGCGCCGTGAAGCAGAAGCGGATGCAGCGGCCTTGCGCCGTGAGATCGCCGAGCTTCGCGGAATGGTGCAGGCACGTCAGCCGGCGCCTCAACCACAGCAGGAAAAGCCACCGGCCACCCTCTGGGATGACCCGGACGCCTTCCTGCAAAGTCAGCTTACGCCGATCCAGCAGCAGATGTTTGACCAGAAAGCGGGCTTCTCCAAGATGCTCGCCTCCGACAAGCACGGTGCTGATATCGTCGAAGCCGCTCTCCAGGCGGCACTCGCAGCCAAGGACACGCCGGAAGGCCGGATCTTGGACGAGAAGCTGGCGAAATCCATCCATCCGTTCGATGAGATGGTGCAGTGGCACAAGCAACAGGCCTCTCTCGCCCGCGTCGGAAACGACCCTGACGCATGGCTGAATGCTGAAATCGAAAAGCGCCTGAGTGATCCCGCCTTCCTGGCCCAGGCCGTGGAGCGAGCCCGCACAGGGGCAGCGTCCAACTCCAATCGTTCACAGCCCATCACCAGCCTGCCGCCATCACTCTCCCGTCTGCCAGCCGGAGGCAACCAGCCTCAGGACAACGACGCGAGTGACAGCGCGCTATTCAGCCACGCAACGCGATAACGCCTTCATCGGCGGTCGCCCGTCCCCGAAAGGTAGCCATCCATGGCTCTCACTACCGTCGACACCAACAACAAGCTTGTTCTCTACACCAAGGAAATCAACCGCGAATACGTTCGCGAGAACCTGTTCTCCCCCTACATGGGGCAGGACCTCAACGCCATCATCCGCATTCGTCAGGAGCTGAAATCCGGCGGCGAGCAGATGAACATCCCGCTCGTCACCAAGCTCCGCGGGCGCGGCACCGGCACCGGTACTCTCGTCGGCAACGAAGAGAAGATCGACAACTACGGCATGCGCCTCTGGATCGACTGGGCGCGCCATGCCGTCGTCACCAAGAAGAGCGAGCAGCACAAGGATTCGGCGGATATCTTCGCAGAAGCCAAGCCGCTGCTCTCTGACTGGGGCAAGGAACGCCAGCGCGACGATATCATCTCGGCGTTCATGGCTCTCCCGTCCGAAGCCGCACCGAGCAGCCTCGGCAGCGATCAGGGCGCCACGGTCAACGGCATTCTCTACGAGGATGCATCGGCCGCGCAGAAGAACACATGGAACGCGTCCAACTCCGATCGCGTTCTCTATGGTTCGGCAGTATCGAACTACAACGCCACGCATGCAACGGCGCTCGCCAACGTCGACACGGCGGCTGACAAGCTCTCCGCAGTCGTTGTGTCGCTCGCCAAGCGCCAGGCCATGCTTGCCAACCCGGCAATCAAGCCCTTCAAGACGAAGAACGGTTATGAATACTTCGTCATGTTCGCCGGCACCAATGCGTTCCGCGATCTGAAGAACGACGCAACGATCATCGCCGCCAACCGAGACGCCCGCGCCCGTGAAGGCAACGGCATGGACAGCAACCCGCTCTTCCAGGACGGCGACCTGATCTATGACGGCGTGATCATCCGGCAGGTTCCGGAAATCTCGCTGTACGTCACCAACGTCTGGACGACCCTCCTCACGGCTGGCGCTGCGTCTGCCCGTGTCGAGCCCGTCTTCCTCTGCGGCCAGCAGGCAGCTGTCCTTGGTTGGGGTCAGATGGCCAAGCCCACCTTCCGCAAGGAAGATGACTACGGCTTCATCAATGGCGTCGGCACGGAAATGGCCTATGGCACTGCCAAGATGTTCAAGAAGCATCCGCAGGACGGCACAGACCTCAAGCAATGGGGCGTCTACACCGTGTTCGTCGCTGCTGCGGCTGACGCATAACCGGCATGGGGCAGCTTCGGCTGCCCCTTTCTCTTTTCTCAATCATGAAAGGGCATGACAATGCCGCTGAACACCAACATCCCGGCGCGGAATGACCTGTATCAGGACATTCAGTATCTGCGCAAAGACTTCACCTATCTCGACAATGGCAAGGTGCTGAAGCTCGGCACGCTGCCGACCAACGCCGTGATCATCAAGCCGATCTCCGGCGTCAACGTCTCCACCGTCTTCAACGCCGGCACTGGCAATGTGCTCGATGTCGGGACGAGTGCGGACGATGACCTCTATGGCACCGACCTGGCACTCGGCACGGTCGGCTTCATCCCGCTCGACGAGGCTGTCAGCTTCTTCAATGCGGCTGAAGTCCAGATGACGGCAACCGTCGTTCTCACCGGCACGGCGGCAACGACCGGCGTCGGCCAGATCGTCATCGCCTACTGCACGAAGAACTAAGGAGGACGACATGACGAAGGTCTCCTATCATCCCGAGCCTGGCTCCCCGGATGAAACCACGCAGTTTGGCTACGTCTTCGCAGACGGCAAGCCGACAGAGGTAAAGGACGGCGAGCCCGCCCTTGCCAAATTCCGAAGCAATCGCTTCTTCAAGGTGCATGGTGCCGAGAAGGAGAAGGTTGCGAAGTCAGCGGATGACGGCCTGAAGGCGGTTCACGTCGCCGGCGGCCGGTTTGTCATCAAGAAGGGTTCGGAGACAATCAAGGAAGGCCTCAACAAGGCCGACGCTGATGCGTTCAACGCTCTCTCCGATGACGACAAAGCAGCATACGTCGAATAACGGGAGTCGCGGCAATGAAAACCAGATCCGACCTTATTGCCGCGACCCTTTCTCTCCTGAACGTGCTCGCAGCCGGCCAGAGCCCGGAAGCCGAGGACTTCGACGCAATCGACGGCATTATTGACGGCAAGCTGAAGGAATTGAGCCTTCGCTCGATCGTCTACATCCCGAACGCGGATGAACTGGATGATGAGCTTGTCGACCCGCTTTCCATCATTCTCGCCAATACCGCCGCGCCGTCTTTCGGGCAGCCGCGCAACGAGGAGTCCCGCCTCATGGCAGAGGCCATGCTGAGATCCTTCCTGCCGTCGACCTATGTGACCGGCTCGACGCTTGCCGTGGACTATTTCTGACCCATGGCGGACATCATATTCCCAAACTCAACTGCCCCAGGCATCCGCCCCGGTGAGGGCGCCGGCCGGCTGATCAATTGCTATTCAGAGCCGTTGGCTTCGGGCTCCCGCAAGCAGTTTTCGCATCGCCGGGTTCCAGGGCTCAGCCTTGTGGCAACCACAGCTCATATCGGCTGCCGTGGCATGCACTTCTACAACGGGGACCTCTATGTGGCCCAGACAGACCGCCTCTCTCGCATCAATCTGGTCGGCGCTCTCTACGTGGTGACCGATCTCGGGGCGCTGCCTGGAACGGGCCGCGTCACTTTCGCGCGCAACAACAAGGCCCCGATCAACGATCTGATCTGCGTTACCGAGAATGACACCTATGTCGTGCATCAGGCAACGCCACCGACAAGCCTTGGTGACGGCGATCTGCCGGCCGCTCTGACAGTCGACTTCCTCGATGGATATTTCATCTGGGCCATTCGAGACGGCCGGTTCTTCGTCTCCGGCATCAACGACACCACCGTTTCAGCCCTTGATTTCGGCAAGGCCGAGAGCCACCCCGACGGCATCTATCGCGCCATTGCTTTTGGGGAACTGCTTTACCTCTGCGGCCCGAAGGCGATAGAAGCATGGCAGAATGCCGGCAACGCAACCGGTTCCCCTTTCTCCCGCGCCGCGGTCATCCCGGTCGGCCTGGCTTCAACATTTGCCATCGCCGGCAATGAATACGGTTTCTCCGCCCTGATCTTCGTCGGCAATGACAATGGGGTTCACCGGCTCGACGGCGGATATCAGCCCACGAAGATCTCGTCTCCTGACCTCGACCGCCTGATTGAAGCCGTCGAAGACAAGACGCTGCTCGATGTCACGGTGTTCACGGTTTCCGGCCACATGTGGGCAGTCGTAAGCGGCCCTGACTTCTCTTGGGCTTATGAACTGGCAACCGGCCTATGGCATGAGCGCGCGAGCTACCTGATCAACCACTGGCGGGCTGTCTGCTCGACCGAGGCTTTCGGCAAATGGGTCGTCGGAGACCGGCTCACGGGCTCGATCTGGTTCGTTGATCCCAATGAGATGACGGAGGGCGGCGATCCGCTCATCCAGACAGTCATTTCCTTGCCGACCTCCGATTTCCCGAACCGGACGGCTGTCAGCAGGGCCGATTTTGATTGCATCGTCGGGCAGGGGCAAGCCGCCGGCCAGCAGCCGATCGAGACGGACCCCGTTTGCCTGATTTCATGGTCGGATGACGGCGGCAACACGTTCAGCACGCCGCTAAAGCGCTCTCTCGGGCGCATGGCGGAACACAACACGCCTGTCACCGTCAACCGGACTGGAACGACAGGCCGCTACGGCAGGGTGTGGAAGATCGATGTCTCCGACCCTGTCTATGTGTCCTGGCTTGGCGGCACGATGGACGCTCAGCCGAGGGCTCACTAATGGCAAGCAGCTTGAACCCACTCCCGCCTCTTCCGCCGCCTCTACAGCCGGTGATCGAGGCGAACGGGCGCATGAACCGCGAATGGTATCTCTATTTCCAGCGCCTTGACCAGCATCTACGCGAAGCCGAACAGCGGCTGACGGCCGGAGGATTGTAAATGAGCTTTTTGGGCGCCCTCACAGGCAGCGATATCGGCAAGGCGACGAGCAAGGCGCTGAAGCAGAACAAGGGCCTGATCACTGGTTTCCAGACGACCGGCAACAACATCATCAATACCGGCGAAACGAAGTCGGCAGGAGCGCTCAATTCGGCGATCGACGCCTATCAGCCTTGGGTCGACAGCGGCACGAACGCCAACACGATGTACTCGAATGCGCTCGGGCTCAATGGCACTGAGGGCAACGCTGCGGCGACCGGGGCATTCCAGACAGGACCGGGGTACGATTTCGCCCTCCAGCAGGGAGAACAATCGGCCCTGAGAGGCGCAAGTGCAGCCGGCATGCTGAATAGCGGCAACACCCTGACAGCGCTCACAAACTACGGGCAGGGCGTCGCCAATCAGGAATACGGCGGTTGGCTCGATCGCCTCAATGGCGTGTCGTCACAGGGCTTGCAGGCAGCAGGCGGCCAGGCGGCCGGTTACGGCGGTCTGGCGGATCTCTACCAGGGAACGGCAGACGACCGCCTCGGGCTCGAAAGCGGCGTGACGCAAGGCCTGATTGGCAACAACAACGACATGGCGAAGGTCAAGGAACAGCAGGCGCAGAACAAGGGCAGCTTCTTCAGCAGCCTGTTGAGCGGCGGCTTGAGCCTTGGCACGAAGGCACTGACGGGAGGGCTTTTCTAAGATGGCGCAGCTTGCAAGCCTGCTTGTCCCGATCGGCGATCTGCCGAAGCCTGATACGTCATGGATCGGCAACATCGCCAAATCTCTTGGCGGCGCCATTGATCAGGCGAGCGAGAACAAGTCGTTCAACACGCTTGCCGATCGCATCGGCGGCGCACCAGCCCCGGCACAGCAGCAGGGCGGGTTTCTGTCTCGGCTGATGGGCGGAAATCAGCAGCAGCAGGCGGCCCCTCGGGCAATGACGGCGCCTGTCACTCCTGTTTCTCGCGGGCCTCTTCCTGCATCGTTCCAGTCTGCCGTCGATCGCACCGAAGGCGCTGGAAGTTATGACACCCTCTTCGGCCACTCGCAGAAGAACGGCCCTTTCGCTGGAACGTCGATCTCCTCGATGCCGATCAAGGATGTTCTGGCCTTCACTGACCCCAGCGGCCAGTATGCGCAGTATGTCAAAGGGCATGTTGGCCGTGTTGCCACGCCAGTTGGCAAGTATCAGGTGGTTGGCACGACCCTGAAGAGGGCAGTCAACGATCTCGGCCTTGACCCCAACGCCCCGTTTGATCAGGCCACTCAGGATCAGGTTGCCTCCTACCTTGCCCGCAATCGCCTCTCGCAGGCCAACACCGTTCCTGGGAAGATCCGCGCGCTTCGGGCTGAATGGGAGGGCTTTAAGGGCGTTCCAGATAATGAGATGGCCCAGATCGTTCAGGATCTAGAGAACGGCACCGGGGCGACCGCAGGCCCTCGCATGGCCGCTGCTCCGAATGAGGTGGCAAGCCTTGACCCGTCCATCGGCATCCCCATGCCTGGCGCAGCAGGTCAGATGCGCGCCAATGACCCGGCACAGGCAGCGCCCCCCGCACAGACGGCCGGCTATGTCGACCCGCAGGTAACGCCCGCCCCACAGCAGCAACCGCTGATGCAGCCACAGGCGCCCGTTCAGCAGCCCGCTCCCGCCCAAGTCGCTGACAGCGGTCCAAGTATGCTCGCTCAAGGCATCACGCCTATCCAGCGCGGCGGCGTCGACCCCGAGATGATCCAGTTCATGCTTCGTGATCCGAACCTGCGTCAGGCAGGGCTCCAGCTGTGGCAGCAGAACGCCACCGGCAAGACCTCGGAGCCCTGGCAGTTCGTCACGCTTCCCGATGGCACGCTCGCCCGCGCCAACCAGCAGACGGGGCAGGTTGAGAAGGTCGGCCAGTTCTCCAAGCCGCAAGATCCGATCAGCGTGAGCGAAGGAGAAACGCTTCTCGATCCCGTGACAAGGCAGCCGATCTATCAGGGGCAGAGCAATAAGCCCCCCGTCATCCAAGAGTTCTTCGACGAGCAGACGGGCAAGCCCTATAAGGCCGAGTTCGACCAGCAGACGCGCCAGTGGAAGCGCATTGGCGGCGTCAAGGCCAATGAAACCGCAGGGCAGCAGGACTACGAATACGCCATGCAGCAACTGCGCGAGCGCGGCGTTCCAGAGGACAAGCTCCCGACCTTCCAGGAGTTCTCTAAACCCAAATCTCGCGGCATTTCCTTCCGGGATGCCAACGGGACAGAGATCCAGATCGGCGGCGATGTAGACGAGCGTCCGAAGCTGACGGAAGCCGAGGCCCGCAACTCGGGCTTCCTCGTACGCGCCAAGACAGCGCAAGAAACACTGAACCAGCTAGAAAAGCAGGGCACCAGCGTTTGGAACGCCACTGCTGGGAAAATACCGGTGGCCGGCAACTATCTTCGTTCGGAAGAAGCACAGAAATACGACCAAGCGAAGCGCAATTTCATCAATGCCCAGCTTCGCCGTGAGTCTGGCGCCGTCATCTCGCCTGAAGAGTTCGCCAACGCTGAACAGCAGTATTTCCCGCAGCCTGGCGATGGGCCTGAAGTCATCCAGCAGAAGCGCATCAACCGACAGGACGCCATTCGAGGGCTTGATATTGGCTCCGGCGCCGGTGCTGCCTTGACCGATCCTGCAAAGCCACCCGCGCAAGCAGGCAATGCAGCCGATCTCGATGCGGCGCGGGATGCCATCCGGCGCGGCGCGCCTCGCGACAAGGTCATTGAACGCCTGAAGGCCGCCGGCATCGATACGGAAGGGCTTTGATATGGCCGGCCTCTCTTTTGATGATCTCATCCCAAAGCAGACGACGGCGGAACCGAGCGCTCCGGCCGTTGACCAAATCCCCGACGATGGTCTGCAGCAGCGCTCGCCTACCGCTCTTTTCGATGATCTCATCCCTCCCGCTCCCGACGCCGCCTCGTCATTCCATCGGTTCGGCGTCCTTCCCATCGGTCAGGACACAAAGACGGGGGAATATAGCCCAGCCGTCCCAGGGATGATCGCAGCTATCCCAGATGTACTGAAAGGCATGTATGAGGGTGCGAAAAGCGCCGTGACGTTGCCGGCGCGGGCCTACCGCGGCGAAGTCAATATGACCGGCCCTGACGGGCGAACTAGCCCGGAGCTTATCGGTGAAGCCCTGAATTTCTCTCTGCTCGGGACGCCTTCCTCTCGTGCTGGCCCTCTATTTGCAAATGGCGCTGCGGCGGCTGTTCCGAAGCCTGTCCTGAAACCGGGGCAGGAGGCAGCACTTGCCGCTGATCGTCTGGGCGTAGCACTGCCCCGCGCGGCCGCAAGCGATTCAGCCGTTGTTCAGCAGGGCGGAAAGGTTCTTTCCAACGTTCCGATCGGCGGCACGCCGCTCCGAACCGCATCCGGAAAGGCCATCGAGCAGCTGGGAGAGGCGGCGACACGCACCCAGCAGGGCTACGGCCCCGGAAACATTGCGAACGCAGGTGCGGCGGCGCGCCAAGGCATCACGGATTACGCCAAGGACACGCTGACAGGCCGCGTCAAGAGCGCCTATGACGATGTTGATGCGCTCGTTACCCAGAACGTGACGACGCCGCTCAGCGAGACGGCAAAGATCGCTACCGACATCACCGGCCGCCGTGCGAACGCCAGCCTTCCCGAAAGCTCTGCCGTTGGCTTTGTCCAAAAGGCTCTCGCGAACAAGGAAGGCTTGAACTATCAAGGCATCAAGGATCTCCGCACAAACATTGGCGAGATGCTCGACAACCCTCAGAAGATCGTCGCTTCCGGCATGTCGGAAACCGAACTGAAGAAGATTTACGGTGGCCTCACCGATGACCTGAAGAATGCCGTTACCAGGGGAGGCGGCGACAAAGCAAGCGCAGCCTTCGAAAAAGCCAACCAACTCGCCGCAAAGACCGCCAGAGAGCGCGAAGGGCTTCAGAAGGTCCTCGGCAATGATGCTTCCGATGAGCGCATCTTCGACCGCATCGCCTCCATGGCGTCGTCAAACGCCCGCGGCGATCGTGTGGCGATGGCCCGCGTCCGTGGCGCCGTCAGCGATGAGACGTGGAACGATCTTGCCGCTGGCGTGATCACCAAGCTTGGCCGCGATGCAGATGGGCAATTCTCCCCTGATAGGTTCGTGACCGGATGGGGGAAGCTCTCGCCAGAGGGTAAATCGCAGCTCTTCGGCGGCAAGAAGGAACTTGCCTCGTCCTTGGACGACATCGCAACGGTTTCCCGCCAGTTCAAGAAGCTGAACCAGTATGCCAACCCATCAGGGACAGGGCAGGCGGTCGCCGGCATGAGCTATCTGAGCGGCGCTTTCATGGAGCCTACGACCGTTATCGGCACCCTTGTCGGCACGCGGGTTTTGTCAAACGTCCTGGCAAAGCCGGTCGGCGCCAAGGCCCTGGCTGAATATTCGAAGGCCTATGAGCGCCACGCCGTCGCACCGACTGTCATGTCAACTAAGGCGCTGAAGAACACGGCGCGCGCCCTTGCGGCATATGTCGGCCATGAGGTGGGGGATTCGAGTATAGGCACCCAGATTTACCCGACACTGTCGAACGTCAGTAAGGTGCCAGCAGATCAGGGGGGTGAAAACAATGGGCTTCCAGAAAATCAGAATGGCAGTCAGCAGCAACAGCTTCCACCATTTAACCCGAACGAGACTTGAGATCATCCCCGGATCTTGCCTCAAGACAACCCAAAAGTGAAGTGGCGCTCTTCGGGGCGCTTTTCTTTTACCCAAGAAGGAGAGCCCGATGGCTGCCGCTGATTCCTACGGAAGAGACATAACCCAGGTCGGACCGGCGCGAAACGCTGCTGCCGTTGTCCTCGACGTTGATTTCGCGAATGTCTCTCGCGGGATAATGGTCGGTGTGAGCGGTAACGTCTCCGTCAACATGTCCGGAACCGGAACTGCAATTATCTTCGCCATGACCGCGGGCAACATCTACCCGATCGCGGTCAACAAAGTGAACACCACGGGCACCACTGCAACTGGCATCGTAGCCATCTGGTAGATGGCGGCTATGCCCCGTGCCTTGCGGAAAAGCCGTATTTCACGTTGGCCTCTTGTCTGGCTTCGATAGCCGCTGTGATGTCGTGAAAATAGCCTAGGCTTATGACGGTCCTGTCAACTCTAATGCGTGAGCGCCATTTCTTAGAAGGTTTGTGCCACGTCACGCCGGTCGTACCGCTAGTGTTCGTTGATCTTCGTTTTTGATTTCGCATGTTCTCAGCGTGCGTCGTCAGCCGCAAGTTAGAGATTCTATTGTCTCGTGGGTTCCCATTCACATGGTCTATGTCGCCCTTGGGCCATTCTCCGACATGCAGCAGCCATGCGACACGATGAGCATAATGGACGCTTCCACAAAGGTGGCCGCTCTTATAACCATGCTTAGCAGTATAGGTGAATGCGGGCTTGCCGGCGCGTCGAGTGTTCCAGGTCTTGTAGTGCCAATGCGCGCTACGTCCATCTGTAGCTGAAAAATCCTCAAGAGGACGTTCAAGCCAAGTCAGTTCGCCTGTCTCGGGTTCATACTTGAGAAGCTTGGAAATCTCTGAAAAGATCGGCTCAGCCATCTGACACCTCATCCGTGTTGGCTTGGTAAGAGCGCGCTGTGGGATTGCCGTCCCCGGCGCGTTCGACGTTTATAACATTATGTTCCAAAAGAAGGAATCACGAATTTGGCCGGATTTTGGCAGCAATCACAAGCTCAACTGGTCGACGCCAATGGCAAGCCGCTCGTCAACGCGCGCGCATATTTCTACCTCGCCGGCACAACTACGCCGATCGTGACTTATGCTGCCTATGCGCTCGGCGCCGTCAATGCGCAACCGAACCCGT